CCCATTAGTCACTATGTAACTAACTTCAATAAAATTATTATCCTGTAATTTATTACCAAAAATACCATCTCCAAAAATAATTTCATAACGTTCATCGGGTATTTCTTGTAAAAAGAAAACTTTGGAATTTCCATTAATATCAATGATTGAAGATGCAAGATTATAAACTACTCGATTATCTGTAAATGCATCTTCTCTTACAGTAACTTTTAATGTTGAATAGTCAATTCCAACGTTATCTAAAATGAATCTCTGATTTATATCATCACCATCAAATGTAAATGTTTGTTCAATTAATGCACCTTCATATATTTTAAGATTATTAAATCTAGCTTCACCATTTCTAGAAATAGAAGTTACATCTTCTGGAATACAGAAAGTATAATTTACTGAAGTGTTATTGCTTGAATTGAGTGCAACAATACCTTTTTTTAATGTTAATGTACGTGGGGCAACTGGAAGCTCTGATGTATCAACGAAAAAATCTATTACTGCAGATGCAGATTTTTTTGGTCTTGGTAAGTAACCAGTATTTCTTGCTAAAGAGACTACATTTTCTCTTAGAGTAGCACTATCAAGAAAAACTTCATTACTTAGCATATTTGCATTATATGCTGCAATATAAGTATTATATGCCAGCATATCGATAACAAGGGATAATGTAGAACCCTCGTAGTCATAATCAGTAAAATTACTATTAGCACGAATATATCGTTTGATAGTATCTTTTATTTCTTCAAAATCTAGGCTTGTAAGATTTGTAATTGCCATTTACTTAGTTGCTCGTAATACAAATGAAAGGTTTTCTGATGTAACTTCAGCACCAACTACTCTATATTTAATACTTATATTGTATTCATTATTATCAAAATTTGGATCTACAAATATATCATCAACTTCAACTCTTGGTTCATAGAGTAAAATTGTACGTTCTATTTCATCTTTGATACGATCGGATATAATCGGACTCATAGGATTAAATAAAAGACGATAAACTTTAGAACCTAATTCTGGATTGTAAAACCTTTCTCCAGTGTAAGTAAGTACTAAGTTCCGAAGAGATCTTTTAATCGCAGTGTCATTTTTAATAGTTATAAGATCTTGATTTAAGGGATTTGATTTGAATGTTAAACTTAAGTCCTTAAATCCTTTACTCGTCCTCTCTAATGGCATCAGAACATAGAATAGGTATTATCATGTTATTTATCTACTTAATTAAAAAACCTCCGAGATACTTCGAGTACCTCAGAGGTTTTCGAGAGAAACGAGCGGAGCGGGGGTTATTTTATATAAAATCCCTTTCTTAAGTAATCAGAATCCTCTACAAATCTATAATCTTTATAATTTTCAGGTTTTTCATCATCCCAAACAGGAATAGCAACAGAATTATTATACCTAAAATCGGGATTCCTTCTAATATGTACTTCTATAAGTCTTTCTCCAATAAATTCGCAGTTAATCCACTTATAATCACCTATCAAATCATTTAAAATAGAAGGAAATTCAACTTTTTTATCAATTTTTTCCCATTTTTCCCATCTATAGAGAGGCTTTTCGGGGGTCCTCACTCCCTTTACTACTAATTCTGCCTTTTTATCTTTAAAATCAACACTTAAGTGCTCACCTTTAAAGATTTCACACCAGAATTCCCCAGGATGATACGTATCAGTAGATCTTTCTACCCATTCAATACGAGCATTAATGCCCATTCCAAGAAAATTTATAGAAGGACGTATAATATAAAAGTCGGACTTAGGTACATCGACCCCAACAGGACCACATGTATACCCTAAAATCCGACTTAATTGCAACTTATTGTAGACCCAGAGGTCTTCTGGAAGGATATTAGAGTATTCTTTATATCCTTCCAAGTAAGACATTAACGTCCTTGTCCCCGATAACGCTTTTTACGCCCATTACGAGAAGATGCAGATAGTTTTGTATTTTTTGATAAACCTTGACGAGTCTTTTTTGGATTTGCTGGAGTAAACTTAACACCAGAGAGACCAATTTTAGAACGTACTGCCATTTGCTTCGTTTGAATTACCCTCACATTCTAGCATATTATCATGATCAAGTAAAGCTTGCATGGAAGGATCATTAACGTATTTTTCAATATACTTATCCATGGGTACTTGAGTCATTCCAGAATGCATATCTTTAAAGTCATAATGACCAAAACAACCAATCTTAATAGTATCGTTACCTTCTCTATATTTACTAAACTTAGAGTCAGTATAATACGATTCTAATAAAGAATCAATTCTATTTGATAAATTTTGTGAATTAAAGTGAATATTTGCTCTGGGCTGAACATTTTTCCAGAAAGGAGTATCATATATTGAACCATATGAATAAAACCATGACAATGAAGTTAAGTATCCACTCATTAATCTCAAATATTCTTCATTTGATTCGATATATCCTCGCATAGATCTCTTATTATTGAGGAATCTAACAATGATTTCTGCATTACTATCATAGTATAATAATGATAATGCCTCTAATGGTTCTAAGAAAAATAATTTATTACCATTAAATGCTTCAAATTTATTCTGTATGAGTTTTTTAGATAATCTAGGAGTCCATGAAATCTTAGTTCCTTCAATTTCAGGATTTGATAGTTTATCATTATACAGATACCCACATTTTGTTACTCCACGTTCTGGGAATGGTAAACCAAATTCCCATCCATCTGGTGTTGCTGTGTGTAGTGTGTATGTAGGATCAATGATCTCATTCTTTGTATAAAGTATTGCAGAGTTTACTGTTTCAAATATAGGTTTATAGTAATCATCAGAATCAACCCATCCAGTACAATTAACTACAAAATCATACTCTTTACCATTAACATAAACATGATCATCATACATTTGATATCCGTTTACACGTTCTGCATGATATGGAATACCTAACTTATTTTCTAAATGATCATGAAGAAATTTATTTAATATTCCACTTTCAAAATGAAATGCTACTTCTCCACCATGAAAATGATGTCTAAATGGTTTTCCCTTTCCCCAATTTCGATAATGAATACCATTCTTATATGAGATGATACCAGCATCTAAAAGATCACCAATACTGATATGTAAAGATTCAAAAATTAACGATTGAATATGTGGTGTTGTAGATTCACCAACACTTAATGGTTTTTTATCTGGATCATAAAAAAACTCTACATCATAATCATTTTTGATCAGATGTAAAGCAGTAATAATAGCAGATGTACCTTTACCTATAATTGCAATATTCATTATTCTTTAATGATTGTTTCTATATCTAATTGATCTAAATCAATTTCTTTATTTCCTTCATATTTCTCTAATGCTAACTCATGAAAAATATCAGCAGCTTCTTCATGAGTTATATTTGCATAGATTTTTCTACCTTGATAGTAGATATTAACCATATTAGATTACCCTGGTCTTCTCATGTCCTACACGAATACGAGGATCACACCAAATTTCATATCCTGCTTCTTTTGCATCAAGACAGAAACTTACGTCTTCTCCACACATATCTTGTACAGCACCTGATTCAAAGACTTGCATCTTAGGAGCAAACCAAGGATACTCTAGATTTTCAAATACACCTTTCTTAATAAGAACCCATCCAAATCCTGTATAATCTACAGTGAATGGCTTCTTACGATTAGGTAGTGTCTCAATAGTTTCATGATTCATTACACCACCATTACTACGGAAGTCTTCTTCTTCTAACCAGTGTGCAACAGAAGAAGTTTTACCATCTTCAGTTAGATACCAACCAGCAATAACTTCTTTCTCACTTCCATCAGCAGCAAGTGCATTATCACAGAGTTCCCAGAACTTATTAGTGTTAAACACAATATCACTATCAATCCATAGTTGATAATCATACTCTAGTTTACCATCCCAAGGTACTTGCTTAGGACCACGTAGAACATTTGCTCCAAGTACTTTGCATCGTGCAAAGTTAACCATGGAAGAATAATCCTGCGAAATCTGAATGCTCATTCCATTTTGTACAAGATCAAAACAAAGTTGTACAAAATTCTTTAGAAATGTGAAAGAACATCCTCGACCTGGAAGGCAGAAAACAATTTTCTTACCTCGCATACGTTCTTTGATTGCCTCATAGTCAAATTCTGCAGATGCAGTCTTCTTGGGGGCATTTGCCTTTACAGTAAATCCTTTTGCCATAGTTTTTAATAACCTTCAGTTCAATTCTATCAGTGTACAATTAAAATGTCAATATGAAGCTTCTAATACCATATCCTTATTTACGATAACCTCTTCATATGAAAGATCATCCTCGGTATAGTTAGTTTCGATTAAACCGACCATCCTATAAAGTGTGTCCCATGTAATCTTGAAGTCTTCTTCCTTGATTGAATGAAAAACACATGTTTTATTAATGTAGATATGATAAATCTTTTCCATAATGGACCAAAATTTTTTTGCGAAATTTTTTTGATGAATTTTGAACTCATCCATGAATTATATATGCGACCTCTGAGGG